ATTGAAGGCGGTATGGTATGCACCAATGATGAAAACATTTACAACACAATTCGTATGTTGCGATCACATGGTATGGTAAGAGAGTGTGGCAACGAAACAATGAAAGCCAATTACAAAGAACAAAATTCAGAACTCAATTCAGATTTCATCTTTGCTCATGCAGCATATAACATGCGTAATAATGAACTTGGCGGTATACTTGGTCTAAACCAGTTGCCAAATCTAAACAAAAATGTTATACTTAGAAATAGAAATCACGAAAGATTTTTAAGTAGATTAGATCAGGACAAATATTTCGTGAGTTTCAAATTAGTAGGGGCAAGCAACTATGCCTTTAATTTAATTGTCAAAGAAAAGAATAAAGAGTTTACAGAAAGATTGATGCAAACAATGAGGGAAGAAGGCATTGAATTTAGACGAGGTAGTGCAGGCGGTGGTAATCAATTGAGACAACCTTATCTGCAAAACATTCTGCCTAAAGACTATTACAAAAACTTTCCAAATACAGAACATGTTCACTTTTATGGATTCTATATTGGTAATTTTCCTGCAATGACACTTGAAGAAGTAGATGCAATCACAGATATATTGAATGGAGTATAAATGGCAAATATTTTAGTTACTGGTGGTGCAGGCTACATTGGCTCGATGTTGGTGCCAGAACTTCTCAAAGAAGGACACAATGTAACTGTTTTAGATAATTTCATGTATCAACAAGCACCACTCAATCATCTTTGTAATCATTCAAACTTTAGAGTATATAAAGGTGACATTCGCATTGGTGCAGATATTTTTCCTTTAATGAAGCGGGCAGATGTTATCATTCCTTTAGCTGCTTATGTTGGCGCACCTTTGTGTGATAAAGATCCTATCGGTGCAACAACCACAAATAAAGATGCTATTTTTATGATGATTGAAAAGTTGAGTGACAATCAACTTGTATTAATGCCTACAACAAATAGTGCCTATGGTACTGGAGATTTTTGTACCGAAGATTCACCATTAAATCCCATCTCTAGATATGCCATAGATAAAGTAGAAGTAGAGAAAAGATTGATGCAACATCCTAATGCAGTTAGTTTCAGGCTTGCAACTGTATTTGGCATGTCACCAAGAATGAGAATTGATTTATTGGTAAATGATATGACATATCGTGCTGTGAATGATGGCTTTGTTGTATTGTTTGAATCGCACTTTAAGAGAAATTACATTCATGTGATGGATGTTGTTCAGGCATTTCTATTGGCTATTCGTAATCATGTTACTATGAAAGGTAACATCTACAATGTTGGTCTTTCTACTGCCAATGTTTCTAAGAGAGAATTGTGTGAAATCATTAAAGACCATGTACCAAGATTTGAAATTATTGAAGCATCTATTGGGAAAGATAAAGATCAAAGAAACTACATTGTGTCTAATGAGAAGATAGAGAGTGCTGGTTTTACTCCTAAATATACATTGAATGATGGAGTAAGAGAATTGATTAAAGGTTACACAATGATTAAAAACACAAAGTATGGTAATATCTAAGCAGCTAATATCATCATTTAATGGGAACACCTAGACTATAACATCTGTCAAGCGATTTGTCAACAAAAAAGAAGGTAATTATGAGTGAGAAGAAACCAAAACATTATGTGAACAACGCCGATTTCTTGGCGTCACTTATCGAATATAAAAGAGTGTGTGATGAAGCCAAGGAAAACAACAAAGCAGACCCACAGATACCAAACTATATCGGTGAATGCTTTCTAAAGATTGCAGAACATTTATCTCGCAAACCAAATTTCATTTCGTATTCATTTCGTGATGAGATGATTGCCGATGGTATTGAAAATTGCCTGATGTATTTTCGTAATTTTGATCCAGACAAATCTAAAAATCCGTTTGCCTATTTTACACAAATCATTTATTATGCTTTCTTGCGGCGTATTATGAAAGAGAAAAAACAGTTATATGTAAAATATAAGGCAACAGAACAATTTGGCATTTTAGATGAACACGAAATGTTTGAAGATTCTGATGGCAACATGAGACAGTTTCAATTGTATGATAACATTTCTGAATTTATTCACAACTTTGAGGAAAGCAAACGAAAGAAAAAAGAAGCAAAGACAAAGGGTTTAGAAAAGTTTTTAGATGAAGAAATACCTGATTCTGCTTGACTTACAAAGAAAAAGGAGATATAATGAACACAGAAAAAATTCAACATCACATCAAACACCTAGAAGAACAACATAAAAATATTGATGCTTTAATTAAAGACAGTATTAAACACTATGGTAATGATGCTGAAGTAGTTGGTTTGAAAAAGAAAAAACTTAGACTTAAAGATGAAATTGAAGGTTTTAAAAAACAGATAACATGAAAATTTGTATACTTGGTGACACTCACTTTGGTGCTCGAGGTGATTCACTCGACTTCCACAAATACTTTGAGAAGTTTTATAATGAGGTATTCTTTCATTATCTGAAAGTTAATGACATTAAATCGATCTTTCAGATGGGCGACTTATTCGACCGAAGAAAATTTATCAACTTCAATACACTTCATCTCTGCCGTGAATACTTTTTTGATCGATGTCAAATTCTTGGTATCAAAGTTTACACACTTCTTGGCAATCACGACATTGCTTTCAAAAACACATTAGAGATAAACTCAACTGGTCTATTGCTGAATGAATATGAAAACATCGAATACTACGATTCATTTGAGACAGTAGAGTTTGATGGCGTGAAGATTGATGTTGTGCCATGGATTTGTGATGATAATGAACAAGAAATCTTCAACGCAATGAAACAGTCAACGGCACAGATTTGTTTTGGTCACTTTGAGATTGCTGGTTTTGAAATGGACAAAGGTAATGTTTGTGATCATGGCCTTGACAAAAAGATACTTTCAAAGTATGATATCGTATTGTCTGGTCACTTTCACCATAAATCAACAAACGATAATATTACCTATGTCGGCACACCTTATGAGATGACTTGGTCTGATCACAATGATCAAAAAGGTTTTCATATTTTTGATACCAACACAAGAGAGATGGCATTTGTAAAGAATCCTTTTACGATGTTTAATAAATTAATCTATGATGATGGGCAAACAGATTTTGAACATTGGAAAAACTATGATTTTGAATCTCTCAAAGATTCTTATGTCAAAGTAATTGTAATGAATAAACAGAATCCTTATTTATTCGATACTGTTATTGACAGCCTATATAAAGTAGGAGTTGCTGATTTATCAATCGTAGAAGATTTTAGTGATACACTTATCGATGATGATAGTGACATTGTTAATCAGGCAGAAGATACAATTACAATCCTCTCAAAACACATTGACAATCTTACACTTGATGTTGAACCAGAAAAACTTAAAACACTAATGCGTGAGTTATACATCGAGGCAATTAATACAGAAATCGCAGAATGATACTTTTTCGTAATGTTCGTTGGAAGAATTTACTTTCAACTGGTAACTTCTTTACTGAAATTAAACTAGACGGCAACACCAACACACTCATTGTTGGTGAAAACGGTTCTGGTAAAAGCACAATGCTCGATGCGTTGTGTTTTGGTTTGTTTGGTAAACCATTTCGCAATATCAATAAACCACAACTACTCAACTCAATCAATCAAAAAGATTGTATTGTTGAAGTAGAGTTTAATACCAGTAACAAATCATATAAAATTGTTCGTGGCATCAAACCTAACAAGTTTGAGATCTATCAGAACGGTGATCTTATCAATCAAGATGCAGCCGCAAGAGACTATCAAGAATTCTTAGAGAAGTTTATTCTTAAACTCAATTACAAATCTTTCACACAGATTGTAACTCTTGGTTCTGCATCATTCACACCGTTCATGCAATTGTCTGCTGCCGACAGACGGGCTATCATTGAAGACCTGTTAGATATTCAAATCTTTTCAACAATGAATACACTTGTCAAAGAAAGATTGTCTACCAATAAAGAGAGTTTGTTTGATAAGAAGCATCAAATTGAACTCACTCAACAAAAATATGATATGCAGAAAAAACATATCGATGAATTGAAACAGAACAATGAAAACAAGGTAAAAGAATATGATACAGAGATTCAACTGCATAATGATACCGTATCCTCCTTACTCATCAATGTTGAGACCCTTACCTGCCAGACTGAAGAACTCCAACTGGTTGTTGCGAGTAAGATTGATACAGAGGTTAAGGTCAAGAAGATTACAAAACTTGAATCACAAATTGAAAGCAACTTATCCAAATTTCAAAAAGATATCAGTTTCTTTCAATCACATGATGATTGTCCAACATGTAGGCAAACCATTGCCAATTCTTTTAAAGAAGAAGAGCTCAAATCCCTTAGCAGTAAAGTTACTGAGTGTGAACACGGACTCTCAGAATTAGAAAAGAAACTTCTTGCTGAACAGAATAAATTAAATGATATTACTGAGAAACAAAAACTCATCAATCAAAAACAAGTTGAAATTGCAACTGCTAATACAACAATCAACGAAACAAACAAACTGATTGCTCGTTTGCATAAACTGATTGACGAACTTAAAAATTCAAAAGTAGTAACAGACTTAGAAGAACAACGCCTGAAAGAACTAAAAGATTCTTTGAGTATACTGCAATCAAACTTAAAACAGCTAATTGAAGAAAAATCATATTACGATGTCGCCTCTACATTGTTGAAAGATACTGGTATTAAAACAAAGATTGTCAAACAATATTTGCCAATTATTAACAAACTTGTCAACAAGTATTTAGCGTCATTAGATTTCTTTGTGAACTTTAATCTTGATGAATCGTTCAAAGAAACAATTAAATCTCGGCATCGTGATGACTTTAGTTACAACAATTTTTCTGAAGGTGAAAAACAACGAATAGATATGGCATTGATGTTGACATGGCGTGCAGTCGCCAAGTTGAAAAACTCATCAAATACTAATCTACTGATACTTGATGAGACATTTGATTCTTCATTAGATGCTAACGGCACAGAAGAACTAATGAAAATCCTACATATGTTAGAAGGCGTAAATTTGTTTGTTATTTCACACAAAGGCGACATACTACAAGATAAATTTGCAAATGTGATTCGATTCACAAAAGAGAAAAACTTTTCAAGGATAGTAAAATGAGTGATACCTTTACGATTGATACTGGTGTTGGAATTGCAACTGATGAAGTAATTGATCCATTATCAGTTTATGATGAAAACCATCCTATGCTCAGACAAAAGATTCCTGAGTATCCGTATGCATTGCCAAGTCCTGTAATGACTAAGTTGGCAAAACGATTGAAGATGACAATGAAACTTTTTGGTGGCATTGGTTTATCTGCAAATCAATGTGGTGTGTTTGAACGAATCTTTGTCATTGGTACAGATCAGTTTCAAATTGCCTGTATCAATCCTAAAATTATTAATGTATCATCGACCATCAACAGGAGTGCTGAAGGTTGTCTTTCTTTTCCTGGTTTATATTTGACAATTAATAGACCAGAATGGATTGAAGTTGAATTTACAAATGAAGAAGGCGTGGTTCAACAAATGCGTTTAGAAGGGCTTACCGCAAGATGTTTTCAACATGAGTTAGATCATTTGAATGGCATTCGTTTTGTTGACGATATAAAACCTGTTGCGCTACAGATGGCAAGAAAAAAACAAAAGAAGCTTATGCAGAAGATAGTGAGAAAAAATGAAAAGACCAGTCGCTAAACATCTAAACATTCCTAAATACAAAGACGATTTATCACAAGTAATTTCTTACATTGAAAATATCTCTCTATCATTAGTAAAAACAAAATATAATGATGGCAATTGGGAAGCAATTTCACTTCGTGGATACAGTACCGATCCAGAAAATATTCTCAAGCCAGGTGTGCTTAAAACAGGTGCTTCAGAAGATACATTGCAAGATACAACACTTCGTAATATACCAGAGATGTCTGCAATCAATGAAATACTCAAACAAATTCCTGCTGAGTTTGAGCGAGTAAGAATTATGAGATTGAAAGCAGGAACAAAAATTGAAAAACATACCGACAAGGTAGACAAGTCAATTGGCTTTGATGATGGGCAAATTGTTCGTATTCATGTGCCAATTAAGACTGATCAAAAAGTTATCTTCTCTCTCTATGAAGGCAAAGATAAGAAAGACTTTTTCTTTGAAACTGGTAACTATTACTATGCCGATGTGACAAAGGCACATGAAGTGCATAACACATGGGATCAAGATAGACTGCATTTAGTTGCCGACTGTTACTCTAACGAAACAATTAGGAATTTAATCTTAGAATGAATATTGCCACACTTAACGATTTCGATGTGATAAAATCAGTATTTGCGCCACATCAAAAAACATATTTTCCTCATATTCGTTCTGACTACATTCAACGAAAGATAGAATCTGGCAATGTAATTTATGAAGATGGTGTTGTAATTATCTTTGGTGTCTACAAAAGAAAACAAAAGATTGGTACTCAACAAGCAGAAAGAGGCGATGCACACATTGGTCAAATTGTGGTTCAACAACAAGGCAATGGTAACGCAACAAAAGCATTGAATAAATTTTTTACAGAGATGAATACAAAAGTTTGGTTAACAGTTCGAGCAGAAAACACAAGAGCCCGTGCCTTCTATGAAAAGAATGGCATGAAGAATGTAGGTGATATCAGTTGGTCAGATGGTAAAATACCTGGCGTGATATATCTTTATACAGTTTAATATGACAAAATACTTTTACGAAAAAAATACTGAGTTTCTAGAATCACCAGTCAACAAAACATTTGAAGAAATTTTATGGATGCCTAAAGATAAATTTCGTCAATGGGTGATTGATATGCGTAAAACTGTTGTTAAGTTGTGGGATGAGAAAGGACAACCACCGAGAGTTGGTTACAACGAACAAGAAATCATTAATCAGTTTAATGAGATGACTTCTTTTCCTATTCATAAGTTTCCTGTCAAAGATGAATTGACGGGTGAAGAAGATGTAATTCGTAATACAAGTGTGATTGGTAATGCAGTAAATCAATGGTTTTCTACCATGATGAAAACTCGCATCAACTATACTAAAGATGTTGAGAAAGGTAAATCAATCTATGACTACTTTGCCAAAGATGAGTTGCTAGAAACCTTTGTCACATATGCATCACGACATTTCAAAAGAGATTCATTCTACCATTATTCATTACCAATTAAGATTGATGAAGTAATTGAACTTGGCAGTCTGCAATTCAAAACATCATCTATAGAAAAGTTTGTTGAATGGTTTGAAAATTCTGCTCGTTCTTATGGCACACACGACTACTGGTTTGAACCTAACTCAGGTGAAGGTGAATACACTGGCTATAATGAAGATCTGAAAAATCAAAAGTATATGCTCATCACAAAAGATGAGTTGTTAAAATTAAATGTGCCAGACAATTGCAAAACGAATGTTGAACACAAAGATGCACAAATGTTTCGTGTTCGTCTTTATAAGAAAGGACAAAAAGTATTTCCTGTCGGTCTCAAAGCCTTTCGTGTTTCTTTCTGTCAGTATGCAGTAAACTTTCCACCATTGACTGCAAAGTATTTGTATGAAAAATACACCGAACATTTTAAAACACAAGATCAAATCAATATCTATGATCCATCTTCTGGTTGGGGTGGTAGACTATTAGGTGCAATGTCGATTGATGATGAAAGAAACATTCATTACATTGGCACCGATCCAAACACAGACCACACCACAACCGAAGGTAGAACAAAATACCATGAATTCGCAGATTTTTTTAATACAAAAACCTATCGTGCTACAGGTTTGTTTCCAAAGACCCACACTTATGAAATTTACCAACTTGGTTCAGAAGAAATTCATAACAATAAAAGTTTTCAAAAATACAGAGGCAAGTTAGATTTAATTTTTACATCACCTCCATACTTTGCAAAAGAGGCATATTCAGAAGATGCAGAACAATCTTACAAAAAGTTTTCGCAATACGATTCTTGGCGTGAAGGTTTTCTCCGTAAGACATTAGAAACTTGTGTAGAGTATT